GCCGCCATTGTTGAGTCCGCCTATGAGTGATGTGATTGCGTTCCAGAGGCCAGTGAGTTGGCTTTTGAGGCTGGCCGTCGCCGAGGCGAGCATCTGGAAGCCGGGGATGTTGGAGATCGTGTCGCCAAGGTTTTTGAGTTTCGCCTGTGTGGCGGGTATCGCGTTCTCGAGACCTTGTTGGAGTGCCGCTCCGACTTTTTGCAGGGTTGGTGTGACGGCTGCGGTGAATGTGTCGATGAGTGGGATGGCTTGGTTGAACAGGCCGCGCAGTCCGTTGAGGACGGGCGTGGCTGCGGTCTCGCCGAGTCGGCTCAACGCGGCCTTCACGTTCGCCAGCGCGCCGGTGAACGTCGTTCCGGCGCTCTGGGCGGCGCCGCCCAATCCTTCCTGCATGGCGTCGGCGAAGGTTTGGAAGTCGATCTTGCCGTCCGAGACCATGTCGGACACTTCGGCGCTGGTCTTGTTCAGATGCTTGCCGAGCATTTGGAGGACCGGGATGCCGCTCGACATGAGCTGGAGCATGTCGTCGCCCTGGAGTTTGCCTCGCGCGGCGACCGATCCGAAGATCATGCCGATGTCGGTCAGGCTTCTGCCGCTGATCTGCGCAGTGTCGGCCACGGTCTTGAGGACCTTGGTGAGCTCGCCGCCCTCCTTGACGCCGGAGGCGGACAGGCTGGCCGCGACGGTCGCGGCGTCACCCAATCCGAACGCGGTGCCCTTGACGGATGCGAGCGCGTCGTTCATGATCTCGGTGACGCTGGCGCTGTCGTGGCCGAGGCCCTTGAGCTTGGCCTGCGCGTTCTCGATGTTGAGGGCGCGCGTGAAGCCGCCTTTGGCGGCCAATGCGGTGATGCCGCCGGCGAGGGTGGCGATCGCGCCTGTGCCGACCTTGCCGATTTTGCCGAATGCTCCGCCGATCTTCGAGATGAGGGTGCTGGAGCTTTTCTTGGAGGCTTTGTTGACGGCGTCGCCGATGTCGCCTTCGATGCTTTTGCCGAATCCTTTGCCGGATGGTTCGACGTGGACGTATGCGACGCCTATGTCCTGTGCTGCCATCGTGTTTCCTTATTCGTAGGTTGGGATTCCGATGGCGGTCGGAGTCAGAGGTCGTCGTTGATGTGGAAGTAGGCTTTGAGCCGTTCCCTGTCCTCGCGTTGACGGCGGGTGAGGTTGTGCGTCGGGGTTGGCGGGCGGAGCGGGTCGTGCTCGTGGTCGAACCATGGGCGTTTGCGTTGTCCGGACAGCGTCCAGACCGCCTGTTCGGCTCCGTCGGGCGCGTAGACGGCGTTCTGCAACGCCATCCACGAGTGGCTCGTATGGTCTTTGAGGATTTCGCGGGTCAACGCCCAGGCGAGTCCCCAATCGACTCGTGGACGTTGGCCTTCAACCCATTCCCGGAAGCGTACGGGCCTGTAGATCTGCCCGTACGCTCGGATCCAGTCGTAGGCTAGCGCCGCGCGGTGGTTGTTCCAGAGGTGGGCGAGGTAAACGCTTTTGGGTCCAGTCCGGATTCGTCGGCCCACGCCTTCACCGTGGCGATGAGGTAGGCCATCGGGCGTTTGGTCTTACGTAGCGCGGTCCAGAAGTTCGGCTGCGCGTTCTCGAAGTATGCGAGGAACGCGGCCATGCACGCGCTGGTCTCCTCGTCGGAGAGCGTCGGCCTGCTCTTGACCAGGAGGATGGCCTGCACGAGTTCGATGGGCAGTTCCGCGTTGTTGAGGTTCGGCAGGTCGAGTTTCGCTCCGGCGACCTCGAGGTGCACGTCGGGCTTGAGCTCCTCCGCGTCGGTAAGGTCCACGTCCACGACATGGTAGGTGTTGTCGCTCATTTCGTCTCCGTTTCATGGTTATCGGCGGTTATGGGTAATGGTCCCGTGCGGCCGACCGCCATCGGCCGCACGGGAAGAATCAATGGGTCACTTGGCGTCTTCGGTGACGAGGCCCCATGCGTGGAACTGTTCGCCGTTGGTGCCCTTGAGCATCTTGAACGTCATGCTGAAGTTCATGATCTCGCTGGATTTCAGGCTCACGTCGTCGCGGTCGCTCACCTTCGCGTTGGTGCCGTACAGGAGGAAGGGGCGGTCCTGCTGGTCGAGCGCGACCAGGACGAGGATCCATTCCTTCTTCAGGCCGGCGCCCTTGATGCTGATGCCGCCGTCGGATTCCACGTCCACGTCGAAGTAGGCGGATACCACGTCCTTGCGGCCCTCCATGGCGGCGAGCTGGAGCGTCCAGTAGCCCGGATCCGTGTCGGACAGCACGATGTCGCCGTTGTGCGCCTTGTAGTCGGTGCTGTCGCCCGGTTCCGGATGCAGTACGGCGCCGTCCTCCGTGGAGTAGCCGATCGGCTTCTTGCTTGCCGGCGGGGTCCAGGCCACTCCGGTCGGAGCCACGAACGTGCTGTCGCCCTTGGGGAACAGGAACAGCGCGTAGTTCTTGATCAGGCGCACGTTGCCTGCGGTGTTGCCGCTGGACACGTACCCGTAGTCGGTCGCGCCCTGCGCGGCGACGGTGGTTTTTTCGTTGTTGTCAGACATTCGTCTGCACCTTTCCGTTCTTCGCGTGTGGCGGCACGTTGTCTTTGGTTGTGTTTCAGTTGACGGTGACCTCGAGCAGGAGCACTCCGTACGCGCACACCAGCCTCTTGTCCTCGTCAGTCATGCGTACCGGCCCGGATTCGAGTGACGCGTCGATGAGCGGCGCGACGGTTCCGAGCCCGATGATCTCCCTCGCGATGTCGGCCCACAGGCGTGCGGCCTTGTCCCAGTCGCCCGTATGGTCCTCTCTCATGCAGCGCACGCTCAGCCGCAGCCGCACGTACTGCGAGATTGGGGTGCTCATGCCTTGCATGGAGTCGGCCAGCGTGGCTTCGGTGAAGGGAGGTTCGAGGTCGCTTCGTTCGATGGTGTCGAACGTCACGTCCGGGAACAGTGTCCTCAGTTTGGGCAGGAGCAGGGGTTCCGTGCGCCGGGGAGTGACCGGGATGCTCATACGCGCATCCTTCCGAGCGTGTCCTCTAGCGTGCCGTGCGCCTTCTCCACCGGTGCCGGGCAGATGATCGCCACGCCGCTGCGGTTCTTGCCGTCATGGTCGCGGACCATGCAACGGTCATCCTCTACGGCGGCTTCGGCCGCGTCCCTCATGCGCGAGCGCAATGTCTCGTTTTTGAGGACCTGTTGGCTAAACGCCTTGCGGTTGAATACGAATCTGCATCGTTTGGCCATGCTTATCCTTCCCGTTCGCCCACGGTGATGACGTCGCCGATGTGGCGTCCGTGGAGGTTGTTCCACACTTGCGGTTTTCCTTTGACGGGCAGGAGGATGCCTCTGACTTTGATCAGGTCGGTGGCTTGGATGCCGGTCGGTTGGCTACCGCGGATGTGGATCGTGTATTCGATGGTCTGCGGGCTGGCGTTCTCCTCGGTCTGGTCGGTGGTGGAGGTTGGCGCGACCATCGCCTGGAACGTGCCGACGCGGACGGGTTTGCCCTGGATGGGGTTGCCGTCCGTGTCGGTGGTGGACTGGCCGCGCCACACTTCGATGGTTTCCACTAGGACGTCTCCCCCGTTGCCATGTCGACGCTGAACGCGCGCTGAGCGTTGATGCCAAGGATGCGTTTCTCGTCGTCGCGCAGCCAGAGATCGCCGGTGGGCGCTCCGAAACTGTATTGTTCGCTGAAGCTGCCGGTGGTCTGGTTCATCTGCGTGATGCCGCCGGGAATGTCGTACGGGTCGGCCTGCATGATTCTGCGGACGATGTCGCAGGTGATCTTCGTCAGCAGGCGTGGCCGTTCTTTTTGGAGACGTTGCCAGTTCGGGGAGCGTTCCTTGATGTAGTCGGTCACGTCCGCGAAATGCGTGTCGGCCTTCTCACGTTCCTCGTCGGTGAGTTTGTGCCACCTCTGTTCGAGGTCGACGGAGGTGGCGAACACGTCTGGTTCGACAGTCATGTCGGACTCCGTCAGGCGGTGAGCAGGACGAAGCGGTTGATGTCGCGGATACGGAAGCCGACCTCGATTTCGATTCGCACGGCGAACATGTTGTGCTCCCACAGGTTGACCTGCTTGCCGTCGATGGTGATGGACGCCTGGTCGGAGATGCTGGTCTGCATTCCTTCGACGGAGCCCCATGCGGCGGAGGAGAATTCTCCGCACACGCCAAGGATCTCTGCCTTGGCCGGTCCCGGTGTCTCGGATACGGCGGGCACGTGAACGCCCTTGCTGATGTAGGTGCGGTTGCCGAGCACGGTGCTCACGTCGGAGGCGGCGGTGCCGTTGAGGAACAGGGGGCGTCCGTTGTTGTCGGTCGCCTGCCGGAGCACACTGCGACCCTGGGTGCTCAACGCCCAACCGTCCACGGTTCCATCCGCTTCGGACACGAGGTCGTCGGCTTTGTTCAGGTTCTTCCACACGTCCTTGCCGATGCTGACGGTCTGCGCGCTCTTCAGGGTGTCGAAGTCCGCACCCGGAGCGTCGACGAGACCCATGATGGTCTTGTCAAACGTGCGGGCGATGGCTCCCGGACCCTTCGCGACCACTTGGTCGTAGAGAGCGCCGAAGTCTCGGCGGAACTGGTTGGAGAACGGCATGATGACCGCGATGGTGTACGGCAGCATGTCCTTCTTACCGAAGGTGACGCCACTCTTCGGCTTCTCCGCACCCTCATTGACCCATGCGGCCTCCGGATCGCCGATGATGATCGGCACGCGAGAACCGTTGCCGGGCAGCTTCATCTCCGGCACGAGCTGCATGAACGCGCTCTGGTATTTTGCGGTCTGCCAGATCTCCGCCTGGGTTTCAGGGTCGAGGTCTAGACCGTTGCTTTTTCGTGTCATGGATGGATCTGTCATGATTTGTCCTTTCAAATGAATGTTTTCGCTGGTTGAATCACAGGAGCGTATTGCTCATGGCGTTAACGAAGTCCTCACGGCTGGAGCGTTTCGTCTTGGCCTGTCCGGTACGGGCGCTCTGGTCCGCAACCGTGCCGCGGGAACGCATGTCGACGAACACCTTCATGAGTTTCTCGGCGTATTCGCCAATCTGCTTCTCGTCGTCGCCCGCGAGGACGCTCGGGTCGGTGATGCCGTGTTTGGCCGCGACGTTGGCTCGTATCGTGGAGAGCTCCTTCTCGTGTTCGGCCTGTTTGGCTTCGCTTTTGAGCTTCTCGTTCTCCTCGAGCGCCTTGGAGAGTTTCGATTCGAGGTCGGCAGTCTGTCCGGCCTTCTCCTTGAGCTCCTCGTAGTCGCTTTTCCTGCCGCGTTCCCTGCCGAGACGCTCGTTGATTATGCGGTCGACTTCCTCCTGGGTGAAGGTCCTCAGCTTCGCGTTGTTCACGTCCTTTGGGGCCGGAGAGTGCTGTTCCGGCTCCTGTTGGCCGTCCGCGCCGGTCTGGTTTTCTTCTGCCATGGTTGGTGGCTCCTTTGCTTGTTCTTGGTTTCCACGCCTGACGCCGGCGAGTTGACGGCCATTCTTGTTGGTTTCGCGCATGGCTGCGCCCCGCCCCATCGCTGGGGTGTGAAAGGTAAAAGAAAAGCCATCACGTTTCGACGTGATGGCTTTCTGGGATTCAGAGATTTCCCAGCGCTTTTCTTCGCGCGTATTCGGACCGCAGCTCGTCGGTCGACACATAGTCGCCGACGGACCAGCGCTTCTTTCCTTCGTTCCTGACCCATTCATATTCGTCCTGTGGCATGGAGATATCGCCATACTTGCGTTTGATTTCCGCAAGATGGCGCTCATCGGTGACTTCCTTCAAATCACCGGGCATAAACGTGAAACGGTCGGAACGATCCATAGGCTCAATCATAGCAGTCTCAGATAAACGATCGGTCTGCCGTCGGATGCTCCAAGCCCTTCGAAACGAAGAGCCCTTCCTCTCGGCAGAAGAATTTCGTATTCTCCCGGATGCTGAGTGATCGGCTCCACATACACGCCGGCGCTTCCCGGCGGTACCAGGATTCTTGTGGCGATGCGGTCTTCCCCATCAACGTCAATGCCTCCCTCCTTGATGCTGGTGGCCATGTAGCCGATGTGTTCGAAGGTGCGACCGGTATTCAAATCGAAAAGCGACTCCATGTCGTTGACGTGGAACGTCGACAACCGCATCTGCCTGTCGACCGTGAAACGTTCTCGGGTGATATGGTCGGATATCGCTTCGTCGATGCATTCGACCTGATGGATGACGTCTTTCGACGGGTTTCGTCCGCCGAACAGGTAGCCGTTGATACTTTTGTAGCTGTCTCCGGTCCAATCCATCAAAGCCGCGATCTTCTCGTCGTTGGAGAATCTATCTCCAGGCATCCTGACGCTATAATCCGACAATCTCGATAGTTCGGAAGCACTGATTGGAATCGATTTGCCGCTCCATCGAATCGTCGGTTGGGCAGTCACGCCATCATTGACCTCATCGTGATAGATGCGTCTCAATTGGGCTAGCGTGTCACGCCAGTCGCCGTCATCGCCGGCCGCGGCCTTGGCTGCCTGGTACATTTCACGATACTTGTCCGGATCGTATCCTTTGAGTTTGCTGCTGCCCCAGCTTGGCACGATGTCGCAGTCGCAGTCAGCATGGTATTGCATCTGCCGTCCGGCGGTGTCCTCGCTCAGGTAGGAGAATCCACGCGAGGCGAGCATAAGGCAGAACGCGCATGTCTTAGTCCCTCGTGGGACGCGAGCCCAGCGAGGCTTGGTTGGGTCGTTGGCCACGGCCCTCTGCATGGTCATCCGGCCGACCGTCTGAACCAGATTCTGCACGTATTCCAGCGCCTGCTCCTCGTCGGCGAACGTTGGCCACAGGTCGTCGATGGTTCTTCCGGCGTTGTTGTGCACGACGCCGTTCTCATCTGGAATGACGTCCTTGTAATGCAATCCCATGAAGTCGGTGTTGTTGAAACCGCCTTCCATCTGCCAGACCGCACGGTCGGCGGTGATGGTCGGCGGATCGTATTCCGGCATGTCGATTCCGCAGTATTGCGCCCATAGGTCGCGCACATGGCTGTAGTAGTCGGATGCGAGTTTGTTGGCCGCGTCGGCGTACCGGTTGATCTCCGCTTTGATGAGTTCCTGGCTTTCACCGTCCCAGACAAGTCCTGAAACGCTGTTGCCTGCCTCCTTCTGCAAGCGGCTCATGGTGTCCGTGTAATCCTCGTACAGGTCGTTGAGGTCGAGTTCAAGCCTTCTGTGTTGTTCCGGAGGCAGGTTCAGACTGTTCAGGCTCATTTCCGCCGCCTTCCGGTAGTTTGAGGCTGACCGGCGTCATGCCGGTGAATTCAATGCCTTTCAGTCCAAGCATCGATGCCGCGGATTCCGGTGTCACCCCGGCTCTGATCGCTACTCCCAGTGCGTCGAAGCTGTCCTTCAGCCCCCCCCCGCAACAGTTGATTGCGTGGAAGCGTCGGTCTGGCGTTCCCCGTCGTCCTGCGTCTGCTCAGTCTGTTGGCGCATGCCTCGAATCTGATCGAGTACCTGACCGGCCTGGGCCTTGCGCTGGTCGGCCTTCAGCCGGACGATCTCGCTTCGGCTCAATCCGGCGCGTGTCATGCCGACCTCGCTGTTGGCGAACGAGTCGATGCTGCCGGCGAGCTTGCTGAATGCGTCGGCGCTCATGGAGCTCGACGGCGTGTTCGGGTTCTTCCAGTCGACCTGCAGTTTCATCAGCTCCTCGTCGGGCACGGATGGATCCTGCATCCGTGCCACAAGACGGGCTGCCTGCAGGATCGATTCACCGAAATCGCGATCGCAATGGCGCGCCTCGATGATCAGGTCCTCGCGCTGCGCCTCGGTCGCGTCGGCGGATGTCGGATTCGCGTCGGACACGATGCCGAGCGAGCTGGCGGGAATGTTCATCGCGCTGGCGAACATGGCGGCCCAGCTTTTCAGCATCGTCAAGTGCGGGTCCATGCTGGACGCGGCCAGTTGTGTCACGGTCGGGGACTGCCCGTCGATGTCCTTGCTGATCATGTTGTAGCGACCCATATAAAGCTTTAACGCGTCGTCCGTGCCCAATGAGGCGAGTTCTTCGGAAGTGCCTGTCAGCAGGATTTTTGGGAACGCGTAGAATTCGGCATTCGCTTCGGCGCGCACGATGGTGCGGTTCGCGCCGTCGATGATGGCCATAGCGTCCCGGCTGATGCGGGAGCGTCCGAACGGTTTGACCTCGGTAGCCTTGTAGGCGAGGCGGAACACACTGCACTCGTTGTCGATGGTGGGTTGCTCATCGTCCACGCGCCACCAGTAGCCGAGACGGCGCTGCACGCTGATGTTGCGGTCGGGCATGTAGAGCACGAGTCCGGTGGCCTCATTGTTGTCGTCGACGTCGGTGATGGCCATGCACGCCCTGACCCGCCGGTCGGGGTAATCCCAGACGGCGGCCGAGCTTTCCGCGGTATGCGTGCGGATGAGCGGTCTTCCTTCGAAGTCCTGGACGACGCTGAGGAACGAACAGCCGTGAATGAGTGCAGTCTGGATGGCCTGCTGCAGAACGCTAGTGAATCCGATGCGGCTCATGAAGTCCTGCAGTTCGAACGGGTCGTCCACGCCCGGCGAGACGAATCCCTCGAACACGCAAAGCTCGGCGAGCATATCCACAGCCTTGCGCGCCCACCCAAGCGGCGTGTAATGATCCTTGATGGACTTCGGCACAGTCAGTCCAAAATCAACCAGTGGCTCCTTGGCCTCGTAGTAAGCGGTGAGTGTTCGGTTGCGGCTCGCATGGCGCGTCCACACCTCGGCGAGTTCACGCAGCAACGCGTTCTCCTCACCGGAAAGTCCGTCGATGTGCGTCGGTACGACGAGTTTCGGCACCGTTCCGGCTCCTCCCGTAGGTTTCCACCCGTCCGGCGCTGCCGTTGTCTGGATATCGCTCATTTAGATTCCTCCGATGATCTGTCGTCTTCCCGGATGTCGCTTCGTCGTGCACGCCCCGTACAGGGCGAGTGTGGTGGATACGAGCGGGGTTATGTCGATGTCACTGCCGAGTTTGTTCCAGGCGATCGCGCCGGACTGTCCCAATGGGCGCGTGGTCGCGCCCTTGACGGCTGCGGCCAGCTGCGGCTGGTATTCGTCCCGCGGGTGCTTGAGCGTTCCGGCTTTGAGCATGTCGAGGAACCGGCCGCATGCGCGGCCCATCTCCTGCATGTTCGTGACCGTGACCTTCACATGTGCTTTCTTCAGTTCCGGCAGTAGGCTCATGGCGGGCGACTGCGCGTCGATGACCACGCTGGCGGTCTTCGGCCAGCGTTCGGCGAGCCAGTCCACGGCCCACATGGTTCCCGCCTGCCGCGCGTCCTTGATGTTCGCCATCTGGATGATGGCCGAACCGTCCGCGTACCGTAGCGCGGCTCCGATGGTCAGCACGCTCCTGTCCGGAGGCATGTCGATGCTGAAGCTCACGGTTCCTCCATCCGGCACGTCGTCGATGGCCGCGGCCTTCCACAGGTCGGGGCTGATGGCGTATGCGGTGGCGGTCTCGTCCCATATGCCAAGCGCCTCACGACGGAATGAATCGTCCGACAGGTTGTTGCGCATGCGCATGATTGCCTGTTCGCTTGTACGTTTCGGATAGCTGGGATTCGCTTTAGCCCACTGTTCGCGGTCGTCCGAATCCGCGTCCTTGTCGGCGGCGAGCTCCACGTAGAGGAGGTTCCCGTCATGGTTCAGCGCGTGCATGCGTTTCTCCGTGAACGCATCGCACTGGTCTCCCGGCTTGGGTGGATTGCCCATATACACGACCAGGGGGTTAGGACTCGTGTTCAAAACCGGAATCATGTTGTCCATCGCGCGCACTGTGAGGATCTGCGCTTCGTCGAACACGGCCACGTCCACGCTGTGCAATCCTCGGCCGAAACCGTTCTCGCGGGCGCCGAACATGATGCGGCTGCCGGACGTGAACGTGATCTCCTGTTGGCCGTTTGCTCTGCGGATGCGTTCCACGTACCGGCCGAGCACTGGATTGTGCTCCATCTCGCACATGTCCGTGAATGTCTCGTCGCTGGTGCGCGTATGGTGGGCGGTCCAGATGGCTTTCAGGTTCGGTGTGAGTATCGCCTTGAGGAACAACGCGGTGCCGACGGTGAAGGTCTTGCCGATCTGCCTGCAGCTGGACAGCACGGCGCCGTCCGTGCCACACGCATACTTGCCTTCCGCGTTCTTGGCGAACAGAAGCCACAAGAAGCCCTGCTGCCACAAGTCGAAACGGATGCCGGCCTTACGCGCGGCTTTGTTGATTCGAGTGAACTCGCTGCCGACGATGCCTTCCGGCTGGCGGAGGACCTTGGCGATTTCAGACAATCGACGCTCCGACATCGTCCGTCACCTCGTCTTCCTCATCGTCCAGCAGGTCGGTCAGACCGCCGCCTTGGAGCGCTTCGATGCGTTCGCATACGTCGATGAGCTGGCGGCTGATCGCAGGCAGTGCGTTTGCCGGTGTGGACGTGTCATCCATGGCCTTCTGCAGTCGGTCACGGTTGGCGCGCAGCATGTCCAGCATGCTGCCGTCCATCATCCTCTCGAAGCTCCGCTGGTCGAGATCCTGCTCCGGCTTCTGTTTCGTTTCCACGGCTTTGACGGGCGGCTTACCGTTCCGGTCCCGTGCGGGCCTGTTCTTTTTCCGACGATAATCGGCTTTCTGGCGGCAGGACTTGGAACAGTACTTCTGCGGCCGCCCATGGCCGGATGGCTGGAATTCCTTGCCGCAGAGTTCGCACTTCATCGGCGCTTCCCTCGCTTTCCGACCTTTCGTTGTTTCCCCTGTTTCCGACGTTTGTATTCCGGGAGGGATATCGGCGCTGCACCCGAGGCTACCCCAAGGGGGTATGACCGGGTACCCTGCCCTGGTATCGGGTCAGATGCCGAACGTTTTGAACGGCATCGAGCTTGATTTCACTTCCTGTCTGCCAGCCAGCAGCGCTCGTGCGTGTTCGTCTGTCTTGTCGCTCTTCATCCTGTTGCAGATGCGGTGCGTGAGCCTGCAGTTCGCGAAGCTGTATGGATCACCGCCGCGTGAGACCGGTACGAGCTCGTCGACTTCGGCGCTCATCGGATGTGGTGTCTTCAATGTCTTGTCGACCGGCTGGGCGCAGATGGCGCACACGTCGTATGCGGCCAGGACTCTTGCCCTGAGCTGTCTGCGCCGCCAGCCGTTGCTGACACGCTCGTTGCGCCGCTTGCTCATGTGGCCTCCCCGCATGTATGAGCCCCGGGGTGCCGTGGATTTGCCGACGACTATCTTCGCCGTTGGCTTGCTGGAATGCCGGTATAGGGGCTCCCGTATATGGACACTCCCGTGTCTTGTAAGGGCTCCCCATCATCTGCGAATACCCCTCCCGGATTGTCAATACCCCTACCCCGGATTTGTTTCATGGGTGCCTTCGGCGGGATTCGAACCCGCGTCCACACGCGGCCACAAGGAAGAGAATCCAATAAAGACTCGCGGCCGGTACGATCTACCACTGATTCCTACGAAGGCATACCGGCAGGCGGATTTGAGCATCACCGCATCACGGAAGCACGGGATTGGCTTGCCTGCCACATTGAGGTATGCCCACTCTGACGGGAGTGGGCGGAGCGTGTCCGATATGCCGTTCGGACAGGACGGGATATAACCCAAGGAGTTAGGAGAATCCATCGGTGGATATGAAAAGGGTTCAAACCGTTTTCCGGTTTGAACCCTTTAATCCACTGACAATTCTGCCTTGCACTTTGAAAAATGTCAAATCACGTCATGCCGGGCGAGGCGCGCGTGTACGTCGGACAGGCGGTACA